GGGTCAGGTGCCTACGGCCCGTACAACGCCTCCGACCTCGGCGGGATCTCGGCCAACCACTCACACGAGCTGACCGGCCAGACGAATTACATCTCGCACAACCACGCCCACGCCATCACCGTCAACGCCACGTCCGGGTTCGTCACTGGCGGCAACGCCGGGAACACGACAGACACCGGGGCGGCGGGCACCAACCTGCCGCCGTACCAGGCCGTCCTGAAGATCATCAAGAGGTAGGTTCGGCATATGGGAGGGCTCTACTACAACGACGGAGGGCAACTCGTTCCGTTGTCGGTCGGCTACACCGGCCCCAAGGGCGAGACGGGCGACACCGGGGCCACCGGCCCGATGGGCCCCCAGGGCAACCCCGGCCCCGGCATCCCACCGGGTGGCTCCACCGGCCAGCTCGCTGCCAAGGGATCGTCGGTCGACTACGACGTGCGCTGGGTGGACCCCGCCGAAGCCGATCTCCAGATCCTGCGGTACCACTACGTCGACACCGGGGCCAACGTCGACCCGGGCGTCGGCAACGTCGGCATCACGAACACCGGGGGCCAGAACCGTCGCATCGCACTGAGCGAGGTGGACGCCGATGGCTACAACCGCTCCTTCGCCATCATCCAGGTGGGCGACACGATCGTCGTCACCGATGACCCGGCCTCTCCACCCGTCACCGGGTTCGCTCGCTACCTGATCTACGCCGTCCCCGTCGACATGGGGACGTGGTGGTACGCCGACTGCGTCCGCACCGACACGGTGGGCTCGCAGACTCCGCCCCCGAACGGCACGATGCTGCGGGTCTCGGCGACGCTCGCCGCGGGCGCGGGCGGCGGCGGCTCGGACGGCTACACCTACGTCACCGACGTCGAGCCCGGCCCACCGGAGAACAACGAGACCGGCCAGACGTGGTTCGACACGTCGACGGGCGACTCGTTCGTCTGGTACGACGGCGAGTGGGTTCAGACCGCACCGGGCGGTGGTGGCGGAGCAGGCAGCGTTGTCGCCGCCATCACCCAGCCCAATGCTGGCGGGCCGTTCCCCAGCGCGGCCTGGCAGGTCATTCCGGGTCTGACCCATACGTTCTTCGCCAAGCCCGGCGTCCTCTACAAGATTTCGTACGCCTCCGCCATGAAGAGCCTGCACGGGGCAGTCACGAACGCCTATCTGGGCGTCTACATGAACGCCGTCCAGAAGCAGGTCACTGGAGGATCTCTCGGGCCCAATCCGACAGTCGAGGCCACGGCGTTCTGGAGCGGGTGGCTGTACTACGTCGGCACGGGCGAGAACATCACACTGGAGGTCAGGGCGTTCTGGGGCGAGGGAGCCAACCACACCACCCCGAACAACGCCTTGGACCCAGGTCAGCTTCTCATCGAGGAGCTGTCATCTAGCTCCCATGAGAGCGCCGGTGAATGGGTGCCGCTCGTCGGCATCAACGGCTGGACCGCCTACGGGAGCTGCCGGTTGAACGGCGACAAGGTGGAGGTCCACTGGTCCGGTGGTCTGAGGGGCGGCACCTTCAACCAGGCGGCAGTAATACTGCCCGAGGGGATGCGTCCCTCGGCCGAGCAGCAGCAGGTTGTCGTGACGGAGCAGCCGCAGGGCCTCACGTCGGTTGCCTACAAGCCGAACGGCGAGATCATGCCCATCACCTACTTCGTCGGCCAGCAGGCGAACTACGTCTACCTTGCCGATTTCTCGTTCCACATCTGAGACCGGAGCCCACAATGGCCGCACTCGACTTCCCCGACAGCCCGACAACCGGGCAGGTATTCGACCGTTGGACGTACGACGGCTCGAAGTGGGTGCTCGCCGGTGTAAGCGGATCGAACTACTCCGCAGCCCCGCTCGATCAGATCGTCAAGTCGAACTCAGTTGTATCCCTACCGACGCCGTACCCGGGTACCAACGGGGCTCGCTCCTACCTCCCGCTCATCTCCGTGATTGGCGACCCCATCGGCACCATTGCCGATGGGTACAAGCTGTTCATGAACCAGTCGGGCCTCTATGAGTTCCGGTGGGGCATGTGGTCGGACGGGACGATCCCCACCTACTTCCGGCTTCGCTTCAACGGGACCGTCTACTACGAATCCGCTTACCCCCAGGACAACGTCATCCTCTACGCCACGGCGGGGATGTGGGTGGGGCTGGAGCTGGAGGGCGTGGCTGGCGCTCACGCCAACGATGCAGGCATCACCATCACCGACTTGAGGCGCGTGAAGTGAGCGTCGACTCCGCCAACTACTCCTTCGACGACCTGCTGTGGGAACGGGAGTGGCGCAAGTGCGCCCCCAAGAAGCGCCGCATCGGGACCGACAACTCGGGCAAGGTCCTTTGGGAAGAGCCGACGCAGGAGGAGCTGCTCCGAGGTTTCATCTACTTCTGTGAGAACTACTGGCACATCCGCCATCCCGCCAAGGGCCGCATCCTGTTCCAGCTGTTCCCCGCCCAGGTGACCACCGTCGAGTCGTGGCTCGGCACCCGCTACAGCCTGATCCTCAAGGCTCGCCAGATCGGCTTCTCCACGCTCGTCGCTGCCTTCGTGTTCTGGCTGACGTTCTTCTACCCCGACCGGTCCGTGGTCATGCTGTCGAGGACCGAGCGTGAAGCCATCAAGCTGCTGGCCAAGGCGAAGTACGGCTACAAGTTCCTGCCCGAGTGGATGGTGCTGCGCGGCCCTGCCGTCAACACCACGCAGACGAAGATCGAGTTCACGAACGAGTCGACCGTTGAGTCGCTGCCGTCAGCGTCGGACCCCGCTCGTGGTGAGTCGGCCTACCTCGTGGTTGTCGACGAACTCGCCTTCCTCACGAACTCCGAGGAAGCGTGGCAGGCCATCGAGCCCGTTGCCGACGTCGGCGGTCGGGTCATCATGCTGTCCACCGCCAACGGTGAGGGCAACCTGTTCCACCGCCTGTGGGTCGAGGCGGAGACGGGGCTCAACCGCTTCACCCCGCTGTTCTTCCCGTGGTCGGCCAACGGTCGTACGCAGGAGTGGTACGAGGCGAAGAAGCGGGACACACCCGAGCACACGCTCGCCCAGGAGTACCCCGACAACCCCGACGACGCCTTCGCCAAGTCAGGTCGTCCGGTGTTCAGCCTGGAGTACCTGCGCTCCATCGAGACGTCCCCGCCGCTGATCCGTGGCTACCTCACGCACGAGCTGAAGTTTGTGGATGACGGTGGTGCGCTGCGGATCTGGACGTGGCCCGATGAGGACGGCAAGTACGTCATCGGAGCCGACCCCTCGCAGGGGATGGAGCACAGCGATTACGCGTCGGCCCATGTGATCAACGCCCGAAACCATGAGGTCGTCGCCCACTGGCACGGCCGTATCGACCCGGACCTCTTTGGGACCGACGTGCTCGTTCCCCTCGGCCGCTTCTACCGCTACGCCCTGCTGGGCGTCGAGTCCAACAACCATGGTCTCTCCACGCTGAAGGCCATACAGCGCGCTCGCTACAAGCCCCTCTACTACCAGCGCTCCCCGCAGTACAAGCGGTCGGTGCCAACGGACATCCTGGGCTTCCGCACCACGCAGGTCACCAAGCCCCTCATGATCGACGAGCTGAACAAGTCCCTCAGAGACGGGGTCATGATCCTGCATGACTCGGAGACCATAGCCGAGCTGCGGACATTCACCCGAGACGACAAGGGCAAGATGAGCGGCTCGCCGTTCGATGACCGCACGATCAGCCTGGCGATCGCGAACCAGATGCTCAAGCACGTGTGGCTGCCCGAGTACCAGATCGACGAGGGCCCACCGCAGGGCTCGTTCGACTGGTGGCAGGACCAGCTGTACGGCGATGGCATCACCACCTCCTCCCTGACGTCGGCGAAATCGAAGCTGCAACCCCGTGCGCAGATCGGAAAGCACTACCAACGGGCCGGTGTTCGCGTGAAATCGCGCTGAACTCTGCAACAATGAGCGGAGATTCATACCGACAGGAGACAATCGCATGGGAACTCGCATCCAGAACTCGCGTCCGACGAAGCGGCCTCAAGCGGTTCTCGCCGCTGACGGCACACCGACCACCTACTCCAAGCGGGGAACCGGGAAGCCCCGGGCCGACAAGAAGGCCTACCCGCTGACCGCAGGCATCCCCTGGCCGACGCAGGTCACTGCCGCCGAGACACCACCCGCAACCCCCGGTGGTGGTACGGCTCTCGGCGCGACCTGGGTGCGAGTCGCAGCCCCGTCCTCGGCCAACGGCTCGATCCACTTCAACCCGGATACCGGCGTGTGGACGATCTCCGACCGCGACTCGGCCGGGACCAGCGTGGCTGTCCCCCTGGAGAACATGTCGCCCGGTACCCAGCTGTGGGTCGGTGGTCCATTCGGTGCGTTCTACGCCACCGTCGTCACCGTCACGGCAGGAGCGAGCACGGCACCGACCCAGGTCCTCACCACGGACTTCGTAGTGACCGGCGAAATCTTCATCGGTGACGTCATCCGCCTCGCCAACGGCGTCGCCGCTCCCGGCACGGTCG